AACCATTTGTTGGAGATGCTGGGAAGAATTTTGATTATCAATTGAAAGTTAATGGTATGTCAAGGGATACTTTTTATATATGTAATTTGGTTAGATGTCATACTATTGGTAATGCAAGCCCGACATACGAGCATAAGAAGGCTTGTTCGCCATTTTTGAGAATGGAGATAGAGATTCTTCATCCTAAATTAGTAATAACTCTAGGAGCTGTTGCTCTTAGCGCTTTTCGTCCAGATGTTGATATAGGTGATGTTGTTGGTAAGATTATAAAATCTGATATTTATGATGTTAAAGTATTTCCTATTTATCACCCGTCACCTAGGAATTTATTAAGTAAGGACAGACTGGATAGTTTCAAGAAGTGTATTAGATTATTGTGTAAGTTGATTAAGCAGACAAAATTATAAATGGAGGTAACAATGAAATTATCAAAGATTAACTCATATATAGGTCCTATACGGAATATGTATGATGTTACTAATGCGATATTGAATGTATTCTTTGGTAAGTCTATTATGGAAAGTATACGTGATTTGAGTAATGCTGGTTTTGAACAGGTTAAGTTAGATCCAAGATTAGCATCGGATATTACCAGAATGCTTTCAGCTGTCCCTCAAGCTTTTAATGACCAATTATCATTGCGTGGTCATAGACCAGAGCAAAGTGAAGTAAGAACTGCTCTTGAAAATGCTGTCCAAGAAGTTGATGCGACTGGGATGAGCATCCTAGATGTTCTACGCATGCAATTACGTAGACATTTTAGGACAGAAATTATGCAGACTGGTGGATATACTGGTCAAAGGGAATTAAATGATCGTGTTTTTGAGGCTTCAGAGGATTTGATTAATCGTTGGTTAGATGATGTGTCTGAATTTTTATGGGAGAGTTGGGGAGATTTGCTTGATGTAGAAGAGCAGGACCCTGAGAGTAGAGCTGCGGGTGAGGCTGAAAGAGCTGGACATGAGATGGCTCAGAGGACAGCTTTGAAGAATTTTGAGTATAGGCAGGCGATGAAGGATGTTGGGGAGATGCCTGAACGGTTTAGGCCGAAGCATGTTGACAGAGATAGGCCGACAAGAAAAATATAATTTCTTGTTGGTTTTCTGTTGATATGATTTGTGCGGAGGTGACATATGAAAATTTCTGAAGAGCAGCTGAAATTGGTGGGTAAGGAAATTGCGAGGCGGTGGCGGGTTATTGCTAAAGATAGGAATACCACTGTTGCTAATATGATTTTTAGGACGATGGTTAGTAATCACAATTCTAATTAATAATAAAATTGTAATAAAGCTAAAGGGTTATATGGGATTTGTCCGCATAATTTAGAGCAAAAATAAGATGTGAAGATGAGATAAGGAGGTGCTCTTTGCCTGGATTCAACATTTGCGGTACCGGTGCTCTGCCGAACGGTCCATCTAACACAAACGAGACTAGAAGAAAGCACCGCTGGTACTACCAGACCCTTGGTGATCTTCAGCCAAATTTCCTGCTTGTCTTGAAGGAAGCTGCAAGACCACAGTTCACCTTCGATGAAGCAGTTATGGAGCATAACCAGGAAACGGTCTACTTCGCTGGTAAGCAGAAGTGGGCTGAGACAAAATTGATGTGGTATGACGTTGAGCAAGATCCTGACTGCTCTAAGAACGTGTGGGATTGGCTCAATAAGATTGTCGAGATTACTGGTGGTCAGTTACCAGTTGAGACACCAGATCAGTATAAGAAAGATGGCGAATTGGTTATGATTGACGGTAAGGGAAGTCCGACTGAGACTTGGAAGATGTGCGGTTGCTGGCCGAAGGACATTAACTGGCAGACATTGGATTACGGTTCTTCAGAAATAATACAGATCGAAGTCTCGATGCGGTATGACCGAGCACAACGAAAATAGTAGGTGGATAGTGGGAAATGAATAATGCCAGGATTCGTAATAAATGGAACTGGTAATCAATACCCTATACCAAATAAACTAGAAACAGTACGAGCACATAGATATATCATAGAAGTACTAGGTCCAATAACTATGCGTGAACACTTAGTTGTAGCCAAGGATTTCCAAATTCCAAAATGGACAGTTAATAAACATGAAGTAGTAACAACACTAACGTATAAATATGCCAAGGGAGTAAATTGGGGCGATGCCACAATAGTCTTCTATGATACTACATCGCCACCAGTCCTTGACTCGCTTAATAAATGGAAAGATCAGGTTTATACTGACACTGATGGTATTGGAATACATGGTTCTGGTGGTTATAAGCAAGATTCAATTCTAAATGAATTAGATGGTACCGGTGAAATTATTAGAACTATAAAATTGAAGAATTCATGGCCGATTGATGTTGATTACGGTAAATTATCTTATGCTGACTCTAATATAAATCTTATAAATTTAACATTAGCCGTTGATTATGTCGAATTTGAATAAAGCGTAAATAATATGTATAAGAGGAGACTTGAAAATGAAGCAGGAAATCCACATACCTGGTAGCGGAAAACAACAACCATCAGATCGCCAGCAACCTCCAGAAAAGCAAGTTGGAAGAGATGATGTAGTTGACTTAATCTTAAGTAAACCTCCAGAAGAATTCCTGCCATGGGAAAAGATTCCACTTCCGAGTGCAGGAATGTATTATGAAGGTAAGATTCCTAATGGTGAAGTACAAGTAAGACCAATGGGTCTTATTGCTGATAAGATTTTGGCGACACAGCGTTTGGCTCAATCAGGGCAAACTATTGATTACATCTTCAAGAACCATGTAAAATTCCCAGATCCTGCATTCGATCCTCTTGACCTTCTTGTTGGTGATAGAATGTTCCTGTTGTACTATCTGCGCGGCATTACACATGGTAATAATTATGAGTTTACTGTGACTTGTACTAATGAGGAATGTGCTAGAGTTAGCTCGCATGAGTATGATTTGAATAAGATTGCCGAGACTGTTAAAGGCCCGACTGTTACTGAACCTTTGAAGGTAATTCTTCCTTCAATGACGAAGTCTCTTTCTGAACTTGCTGGTGGTGGTACTGAGGTATATGCTGAGGTTAGATTCCTGCGTGGTAGAGATTTACAGGTGATGATGCGGACTCACCGTATTAAGGAGAATGTTCAGACTGGTATTGCTAGGAATGCTATTACGAATAAACCAATGGCTTTTGTTGAGCCGTCTTTGGATTCTTCGATTGAAGATCATCTTAATATGGTGATTGTCTCGATTAATGGCAATCGTGATAGGACTAAGATAAATGAGATTTTCAAGAGGATGACTTCTGCCGATACGGCTGCTATCAGACGTACTTTGACGAAGAATGAGCCTGGTGTTGAGACAGCAATTATTGTTACTTGTCCTGATTGTAAGACCGAAATGAGGATGAATCTTCCTATAACTGAATCCTTTTTTCGCCCAACGGAGCACGGAAGAGTATGAGGCAGAGTATCACCATTTAATGGAGCAGGAATTCCAACTTAAGTATCATTGTCATTTCAATTTATTTGAGATGGCAATTATGTCAGCTGAGGATAGGGCATTCCACCTAAAGAGAATGAAGGAACAAATCGATAAAGAAAATGAAAATGTTCCTAAGGAAGGTAGGAAGGGTTATGGGGGACGTAGTTTTGCGTAGTGCAAAAATAGATCAGGAGAATCATTTATGGCCACAGTCTACCCTCGTATTAGCGGTCGAGTCGGAAGTACAATCGACCTAAACGTCACATTCCTCATAAATGGTGTCCCGGCAGATCCTTTTGCAATAAGAAGAGTGTCAATCTATAAGACAGCAGTAACAGACGAAAATCTAATAGCACAAATCCCCATTGTATCACCTTGCGAGACTGGTTATCCAGCACCAATTTCACAGGAATACGTAGGAACGACACCTCAACCAGGAGTATATCATCTATATTGGGATGTGCCGTGTACTGGAATATCAGTTCCAGATATATTCTTCGATGTGTGGGAATATATGACAATTTGTCCAGACTCAAGTGGTACTGACCCATGTTCGCCAGAGATTATTAATAATGAGGATCTTTGGCAGAGGCAATGCAACGAATTTTGGCTCTACCCAGATGGAACTTATGTCGATTCAGGTCTTGAAACGATTAGGTTAGGTTTCGAGGCGATGGATTCTAAGTTCCATCAGCCTGAGAGAAGAACGCTTGAAGTTGGTATTATGCCTATGCCATTATATGATTTTGATTACAATTTGGTGGCCCCAATTATTCCATTCCTAACGGCTACGTTCACATTATTCACTGATAATTGCGAGGTATTGATTGATGCTGAACCAATGAAGATTGGTTTGAGGCAGGGGACATATAGATCTAATCCATTTGTGTTACAGTACTTATTTGATACTACTAGAGTTCTGAGAGGTACTTATAGGTATCGTGTTGATCTTTGTCTTCCAAATGGTGAAACTAGGTCAAGTCCTGATCTCCATTTACAGGTGAGTTAATGAACATACCCTACAGGTCATTTTCGATTGGTCAGTCAGTTAGTCCGATTGGCGACTTACAATCTAGAGTTAATGGCTATTATCAAGCCAGTAACGGTAAGTTGATAATTGAGGATGTTGATGAGTTTACTTATAGAGTTAGGCCAGTTGGTCAGAGAGATGTATTAGATGCTGCTCATTTTGATCTTGTGCCGATTAATGTTGAGCCTACTCGGTTTTTCGCACCGGCTAATAGGGTGAAGCCTGGTGTTACGGTTAGACCAGTTACTGAGAGTAAGACTAGAGTTATTAGTGAGTGTTTTGGTAATAAGGCATATTTCATGGGTGGTGGTTGTCTTAGCAATGAACCTGTTGAAATTTATAAGATGATTGGTGATCCAGATGATATGTTTTTCTTCTTAAGGGAAGAAGATGAAGATAATAATTAAGAGCAAGAAGGGCAAGGTTACTGTCGTCGAAGCTGCCCCGCCAGCAGGCGCGGGGGGTGTTCGGCCTGGCGCACCAGGTGCCAGTGGCGCACCGAAGGAATTTAAGAAGATAGGCGATACTATTGCTCGTGACATAAAGAAGCAAGAGACAGAGAGAACCAAAGCCCTTAACTTACAAAATCAACAGGTTCAGAAGCAAATTCAAGCATTACAGCAGCAGATTGCTCAGGTAAATCCATCAGTAGATCCAAATAAACCACCACAACTAACGAAACCAGGCCAGCCACCCAAGCCAACAACACCACAAAAAGCGACTGAGCCACCACCTGAGCCGCCAAAACTCGACCCATCACGAGCTGAACAGGAACGAAAGCAGGCCGAGGCCGCTGCGAAGAATAATCCTGCGCAGAAAGCTGCGTTAGGCAAAGCAGTTACAAGTCTATCCGCAGCTTTGGCGATGCGACCTAAGTAGTATTTAATACGTCATAGAAAGTGATACATTAACATATGATTGCAAAAATCATAGACAATCGTTGGATATACCTATTACAGATGCCTGTAGAAGTAGAGAAAAGTATCCTAGATCACTTCAGTGTTAGAGATCCTAGAGCGCATTATATTGATTCTGATTATTGGGACGGATGGTATAGGAGGTATGATACAAAAAATCGTAGATTGGCGTTACCATTCTTAACTGAATTGAAGAATTATATGATTAAGATAGATGTACCGTTAGAGGTTTTCGATGAGCGTCCCCCAATTGAGAAGGTGCCTGAGGATAGAATTACAAAGGATATGCTAGCAGGTATTACGTTAGAGGACTATCAGATAGGTGCTATTAAGTCTACGTTGAATAATGAGATTGGTTGTATTCAAGCGCCAACTGGAGC